AGTGCATGTGTATGTTCACTATTCAGCACCATAAACACCACTGGTTTATCTAACTTTGCAAACTTAATCTTTCTTTCAGGTATCTGTAGCGTTGAAAATGGAAAACTATCACCACGCCAATTATGCTTGACTTCAACCTCACAATAAAATGTGTCATCTACAATAAGGTCAATACCGTAATCATCAGGATTTACGATAGCATCAACGCCTAGATTTTTAAAATAATCTATTGCCTTTTGTTTGGCAGAATCATTTGTATTGTATAAGTTGCTATCGAAGCGTTTTCTCAATTAATAAACCTTTATTCTTTAACCATTCTTGATATTCTTTATCACTATCTACATTAAAAAAAACATTTTTAGTTTTTAAAATAGAAAGGTTCTTATAAACTTCATTGTAGTATTTGTTACACAAGCACATACGTGTTTTATGAATTAACAAATCTATCTCTTTATCACCTGTAATGGAGGGGAAGATGGGACTCGAACCCACATGAACAGGTTTTGCAGACCTTGGCGTAACCATTCCGCACTCACTTCCCCAATTAGTTTTTCTTTTTAATATTATACATAACACCAACCCATGTACCAGCAAAAGCACCCATGCAAGCTGGTATTAGTAACCAGTGATTATCAATATAGCCTATTGTTGCGATACTTGCTACAAAAAATACAACCATAGCCATAAAAGATGCAAAAATAGGTTTGTTGTTTTCTATGCTTTTTAGATATATTGCGTAAAATACATCTACAACAAACATTGATAAAAATACAATAATATATTCTATCATTAGCGTTTCATGAGTTCGTTTACAAAGTCTAATAGCAGATCATTATTGCGTTCTCTGCCTTCCCACTTTGGTTTCATCCAACTATACATAGTATACCAGAATTTTTCTGCTTCTGGATGACTGCCAATAAGACCAATACGATCTTGATATCCTGCCATTACATCACCATTGGCATAAGTGGCAACTACATCAAACTTGCCCTTGCCAGTAATTGCACAACCATCATACCAGAATATGTTTTCTTTGTTACCTAACCAAGTAACTTCTAGATCTTTGGCATGTGGACGTCTTGTATCAGTTTTGGGACGTGCCAGATATTGCACACAATCACGACCTTTTAGAATATCAAGATAATTAGGACCAGCCCAATATGCACCCATGCAAATACCAAGATAACGACCACCTTTTGCAATAAAATCTTTGATTGATGTAATATGATTTTTCATAACCTTGTTAAAGGTATCAGCATCACCAATACCACCAGGCACACAAATAATATCTACATCATCCCAAAAATATGGATCTTGAACTTTATGTTTTGTAAGTATTTTAAACTTGTAGTGTGGATATAGTGAGTTCATTATAGCATTTACACCATCTACAGAACAACGTGGATGATCCATAAAAATTGCTATCGTGCCACTCATACTACACCTTGACCTTTTCTTTTACAGCGTTCATACCAAAATTTACCACTAGCACGTAATTTATCATTGCTGGTTCTAATGTATTCAAGCAGCGATTTTGCAAGACTTGCTTGTTCACTGCGCCATTCAGCACTTTCTTGCTGTTCCATTTTATCAATAATTTCTATAACCATATCAATATATGGACAGGTATTTTCTGGAATTATGGGTGGTTTAATTGATGCCATACTGTAACTATATATGCTTTTGTCAATAGTGTCAATGTCATTATTGGCATCCCGTGTAGGAGTCGAACCCACGCCTAGACTTTTGGAGAGTCCCGTGCTACCGTAACACTTACGAGATAAACAACAAAAGGGGGCGGAAAACTCCGCCCCCACCCAAGAAGAAAAAATCTGGCATTTGTTGCGTTAGATGATTGCTCATCTGCTCTCCTACCATTTCCGTAGGTGCTTCACCAGCAGTGCCATACTGCTACAATCTTGTCTCTACAAAGGCACTAATATTATTTTGCGGCATAACACTAGTGCCCATGAAGGGACAATTAGAAGGGCAGAGACCGCCCTTCTAAAATATTATATAATTATAGAAAATTAGATAGAAACGCCAGCATCCATAAGAGCACGGATACCTGCGGCAACGATTTCACGAGTAGGATTGCCAAGACGATACTTCTTGGTTACTTCACCCTTTGCAGTCTTGTATTCATTGAGATAAACTGCATAACCCTTGAGACGGATAGCAGAAACAGCTGCATGTGGATTGGCAACGCCAAAACGTGCAGAAATCTGCTTGGCGGTAAGCAATTCGCCAGCCTTAAGAGCCTCAAGAACACGGTCAGTATTTGAAACAACAGTCATAGTTACTTTCTCCATAAAAAGGACGAGAACATCTCGTCATCAACATATGCATAATAGCATATCCATACAGAAAGTCAAGAAAAAAATGCATGAAAATCAAAAAAAACTTGCACAAATTATATGCAATTGTGGATAAAATGTCAAAATATTGACACTCACCCCATTTTACACTGCCGAAACCACCTATTCAGCCATTTGGCCCAAGTACTGGTCAGTGGATAGACTTATGCACAGGGTCTATCAGCCAGAAAATTACATAATAAAAAACCCCCGAAACTTTCGCTTCGGGGGCTAAGTGCTTACTCTAATGTGCGGTCACATTAGGCACACGCCCCCACCATCCAGAAACCTTCTGGCATGCGGCAAATGTTATAATCATAATGTTTAGGCGTGTTTGTCATATTCACTCTCAGTTGTAGTCCTATTTATACCACAAAAAAATAGTTTGTCAATAACTTTTTTTAATCAATATTTAAAGTGGTTTTTGCGTTGCTTACAGCATCTGCAATATTAGTTGCACTACCATCTAAACTTGCTAACAAATTATTAAGAACTGCAATTTCAGCATTAAGAGCAGTAAGTTCATTTTGTTTCACAGTAAGTTCTAATGTAATAGAAGCAATTGATGCTCTAATATTATCGCTTATATTTTGGATATTTGAAATTTGGTCAGTAGTCATTTTGCAACTCCTTGGGTTGAATAAAACTATTTAACATTGTTAAAATGTCATATTTCTGATACAATCCAACTACCGCTGCAATATTCTATTTCATCATGAATTTTCCAATTTATATTAGACATACCTAGTTTTAAAACTGTATAATTAAAAGTTATGTTAACTTGTTTGTCTGATAATAAAGATTTTTTAAATCTACATTCTAGCTTAACAGTCATACTATCTTTTATACTTTTAGAAAAATTACTGTCATCTTTTGTTAACGCAAACCACTGCGGTAACATACTTAAAATTAAACCACCTTGTACAACACCATCATTAACATGAATAGAAATGTTGTCGCCAGTTAAATTAGCAAAATCTAATACTTGTTGTTTTGTGACCGTAATTGGAATGGTATGTGAAAGCATCATTCAAATGTAAACAAATTGCTGTCTAAACGTTGTTCTGGCGGATCAATACGATTTTCAGCAATGTTAATATAAGATGGATTAAGTTCAATTAGCGTAGCATTACGACCAAGTTTATCACTAACATAACCTGTTGTGCCACTACCACCAAATGGGTCTAGAACCATACCACCACTTGGGCAACCAGCCAAAATTGTGGGTTCAATAAGTTCTGTTGGAAAAGTTGCAAAATGTGCTTCTTTATATGGTTTTGTATTTACTGTCCATACGCTGCGTTTTTGTCTAGTGCCATCATCTACAAATGTGTTTCCAATATCACCACGACCTGTGCCTTCTTGTTCTTTGGCACCAAACTGTCTTGGATTTCCACCATTTTTTGCAGTAGGTTCTTTGATTGCTGCATGATCAAAATAATAGTTCTTACTTTTGCTTAAAAGGAAAATATATTCATGTGCTTTTGTGCAACGATCCTTGACAGACTCTGGCATAGGATTAGGCTTATGCCAAATAATATCCTGACGCAAATACCAACCATCTGCACGTAGCGCAAATGCCAACATCCACGGAATACCAATAAGGTCTTTGCTTTTTAATCCTGCCAACTTGTTATTACGACTTGGACTATGTGATGGTAAATCTTGTTTTGTCTTTGCTACACTTTGTTTAACAAATGCTTCACCACTGCGATAGTTATAATAAGAATCACCAATGTTTACCCATAGCGTTCCATCGTCTTTTAAGGTTCTGCGAACTTCACGAAATACTTCTACTAACTGTGCAATATATTCTTCTGGTGTTTGCTCAAGACCAATTTGATGATCTTCACTGGTAGCACCACATTTTTCACAAGTTCCTATATAGTAAAATGTGTTGCCTGTTTGGTCTCTATTTGCTCTTTCACCGCCATGTGCTGCGACTTTTTCTACGTGATCACATGTAGGGTCACCACCAGACCATACCGCAGTTTTGTAATTTCTTAAGCCATAGTAGGGAGGACTTGTGACGCACATGTTTATAGTGTCGTCTGCAAGTGTTTTCAATAATTCTCTGCAATCGCCTTGTAGTATCTGGACGCCCATTATTCTTCCTCAAATAGACTACTATATGTATTAACTTTATTTTCTTCTTCTGCTATCTTCTTTTCTATCACAGCAATACGTGCTTTGGCAATATCTATATACTCATTATTCATTTCAATACCAATAAAGTTAAAACCTTCTAATACAGCACCACGACCAGTAGAACCACTACCCATAAAAGGATCAAGTATAGTGCCACCAGTTGGTGTAATCATTTTGCACAAATAACGCATCAAATCAGTAGGTTTTACGGTAGGATGTGTATTTTTGCGTAGTGTAGCACCACGTTGCTGTGGCGCATCACTGTCTTTTTTACGACCGTCACCTACTTTTTTTTCAGCAAATCCACTAAGACCATCGTTGCGATCTTGTGGACTTGCTTTTGCACAATAAAAAAATCTTGCTGCACTGCCATCATCACCATACTGTGGTCCAACTGGCACACCATTTCCTTTATTCCAAATACCACCCTTTCCACGTTTTCCTGTATCCTTGCCTGCTTTACTATCTGGAAATAATTTTGTTACTTCTTCACTTCCATCATGAATAAAATTTGCTGGCCAACGACCAAGTTCATTTGGTTCATAATCAATACCGCCTTGCTCTTCATAATATGCTTTTGGACGGAAACCTTGTTCAGCATTTTTCTTATCTTGTGCTGCCCAACCAGTTCCTGTCATGGCTTTTGGTGGTTCACCTTCAACACGAGTTGCATCAATATTAAGCGCACCTGTGCCATGTTTTAACACATTATCTGCAATAGTTTTTTCACTTATTGGTTTACGTGCTACACAAATTGGTTCATGTGATGGTTTAAGTGCGGTTCCCCAACCTTGCCACTGTTTTGCTTCTGGGGTTGCTGGTTCATCATAAATGATTCGTTCTGACGTAGTTTCACTAGCATCATCTTTTACTATACCACCACTTCTTGCACCACCACTCCACACTCTTTCGCCACCAGTTCTTTCAGCACCAGCGGCTTTATCAATTGCTTTGCTTATATCATGTGATTTTGGAAATCCACTGCCATAAACCCACATAATCTGGTCACGTATCTCAAAACCAGCATCTTCAATGGCAACTGTCATGCGATGATAAGTTCTGCTACCACTAAAAGCAAGCATATGCCCACCTGGTTTAAGAACTCGTAAACATTCACGCCACATACCTACATTATAAGCAATGCCACTGGCATCCCAACTTTTACCCATAAATCCAAGTTCATATGGTGGATCGGTTACAATGCTATCAACGCTATTGTCAGGTAGAGTTTTGAGTTGTTCACGGCAGTCACCGTGTAGTAGTGTTACATTTGTCAACGCATTTTTCCTACAATAAAAAACTCTTGAAGTTTAGTATTTTCAGTATTATGGTAACCGCCATAACCACCACCAAACTTTTTATAG